CTACAGATCTAAAGGATTCCACATGGATAAAGACGCATCGGGCATTACAATTTCAGACGCGTTTACGACTTCAGGAACACCAAGATTTGATGTGGGTGATGCTAACTTCTCATCTGAACCAAACAACCCAACAAACCCTTACTATAGAATTTACTCAAGAAAATTCACTTTATTAGTACAAGGTGGTTTTGATGGTTGGGATATCTATAGAGAATATAGAACTAACGGAGATAGATATGTGTTAGGTAGATCAGGTTACTTGAATGGTGCTTGTCCTGATAACAGATATCCAAACGCAGTTGGTTGGGGAGCATTCAAACAAATCGCAGTTGGTGATGGAACTCAAGATTTCGCAAATACTGATTACTATGCATACTTGTTAGGTATTCAAACATTTGCTAATCCTGAAGCAGTTAACATCAACGTATTTGTATCACCTGGTATTGATTACGTTAATAACAGTGATTTAGTGGAGGCAACAATTGATATGATTGAGAACGATAGAGCGGATTCACTTTATATTACAACTACTCCTGACTACAATCTATTCTTACCAACCACAACAGGTGGTGATGGGTTGATTTACCCACAAGAAGCGGTTGATAATTTGGAAACTACAGGAATTGACTCTAACTATACGGCTACTTACTACCCTTGGGTATTAACTCGTGATACGGTTAATAATACTCAAATCTACATTCCGGCAACGGCTGAGGTAACAAGAAACTTGGCATTAACTGATAACATTGCGTTCCCTTGGTTCGCAGCTGCAGGTTATACAAGAGGTATCGTGAACTCAATTAAAGCACGTAAGAAGTTAACTCAAGAAGATAGAGATACTCTTTACCAAGGAAGACTTAACCCAATTGCAACCTTCTCAGATGTCGGTACTGTAATTTGGGGTAACAAAACTCTTCAAGTAAGAGAATCAGCACTTGATAGAATTAACGTAAGAAGATTGTTATTACAAGCTCGTAAATTGATTTCAGCAGTTTCTGTGAGATTGTTGTTTGATCAAAATGACGAACAAGTAAGACAAGATTTCTTAAACTCAGTAAATCCAATATTAGATGCTATCAGAAGAGATAGAGGTTTATATGATTTCCGAGTAACAGTTTCTTCAGATACTGCTGATTTAGATAGAAATCAAATGACAGGTAAGATTTACATTAAACCAACAAGATCCTTAGAATTTATAGATATTACCTTCTATATCACACCTACAGGAGCATCATTTGAGGACATTTAATCTTAAAAATGAAAAAAAAATACGAAAAGGGAGACAAGTTCTCCCTTTTTTTATTACCTTTGTATTTATAAATGTAAGAAAATTATGGAACATAAACAACTTGTTAGAGAAATTATTAGTGAAATTGTCCAAGACAATTCAACTCCGGTGATGAAATATTACTCCTTTGATTGGGATGATAACCTAATGTATATGCCAACAAAAATTTATCTTTTAGATGATGAAGGTAATACGGTAGGTATGTCAACTGAGGATTTTTCTGAACACAGAACTGAAGTCGGTAAGACTCCATTTAATTATGATGGTCATACAATTGTTGGATTTCATCCAAATGCCTTCAAGGATTTCGGGGTATTAGGTGATAGAAAGTTTTTAACTGATAGTATGGTTGCCCCAATTGGACCGGCATGGGATGATTTTGTGGAAGCAATTAATAATGGATCAATCTTTTCAATCATTACGGCAAGAGGGCATACTCCATCGGCTCTTAAACAAGCAGTTTACAAATTAATTAAATCCAATAAAAATGGAATTGATTCAAATAAATTGGTTAAAAACCTTATGAGATATAGAGATTTGGCTGATGAAAATAAACTTAATAAAGACCAACTTATACGAAGTTATTTAGATTTATGTCGTTTTCATCCGGTGTCTTTTGGTGTAAGTGCCGAAACTAATCCTGAACAGGGTAAGATAAAAGCAATGGAAGATTTTATTAGATATGTAAAACAAATATCTCATCATTTGCAAAAGAAGGCATTTATGAAAAACAAGATAAGTAATTATTTTACACCATACATTGGTTTTTCAGATGACGATGTAAGAAATGTAGATACTATGAAGAAACATTTCAAAGATAAAGACGAAGATATATTACATACTTATTTAACGGCAGGAGGAATAAAAAGAAAGTATTAATATTAAAAATCCAGTAATGTCTAGTTCTAGATGTAATTTATTGAAAAAAAAGTAAAAGTAAATAGAAATTTTTTGTTTGGTGTATATTTATAATAAAAATAAACTAAAACTAAAACAAAAAAAATATGGCTGATTTACTGATGAAAATGCCAGTTCCGTATGAACCGAAACGCCAGAATAGATTCATACTTAGATTTCCTAGTCCACTAGGAATTAACGAATGGTTCGTGGAAAGTGCTTCAAGACCATCAATTAAAATTAACGGAACGGAAATACAATTCTTAAATACATCTACGTATGTTGCTGGACGATTTAACTGGGATCCAATTACAGTTAAATTTAGAGACCCTATTGGTCCTTCAGCAGCTCAAGCATTGATGGAATGGGTTCGTTTATGTGCTGAATCTGTTACAGGTCGTATGGGATATGCCGCAGGTTATAAAAAGAATGTTGACATAGAAATGTTAGACCCAACGGGTGTAGTTGTTGAGAAATGGATTTTAGAAGGAACATTTATGACGGATGTGAACTTTGGTTCATTATCTTATTCACAAGATGCTCTTGCTGATATTACAGCAACTCTTCGAATGGATAGATGTATCTTAGTTTACTAAGAATTTAACACTAATATTATAATAAACCTATATGGAGAAATCCGTATAGGTTTTTTTATTTACTAAAAAGTAAATGATTTTATATTTAAAATAAAAATACGATTATGGAAAACGATTCAAAACAATACGGTCAAATGGATTTTAGCTTACCACATGATGTGGTGACATTACCATCTGGAGGTAAATTTTATGCCTCTAAAAAGAAAAGTGTTAAAATTGGTTATTTAACTGCCGCGGATGAAAACACACTTTTAAATATGAATCCAAACAAAACAATTAAGGAATCAATTGTTTTACCTTTGTTAAGAAATAAGTTATATGAAACAGACCTTAGACCTGAAGAACTTTTAGATGGTGATATTGAGGCTTTATTGATCTTTTTAAGAAATACATCGTTTGGTCCTGAATATGTTGTAAGTGTAACGGACCCACAAACAAACAAAGAATTTAATGCAACTATTTTACTTGATGAGTTAAATATTAATAAAACATCAGTTGAACCTGATACAGATGGTTATTTAACCACAACATTACCAAGAAGCGGTTCAAAAGTAAGATTAAAATTTCTTATAATGAGAGATGCAATTGAAATTGAAAAAATTGTTAGTGAATATCCTGTTGGTAGACCGGCTCCAATTGCGACATTAAGATTATCTAAAATGATTGTTGATATTGATGGTAATTCAGATAGAGGAGACATTAGTAAATTTATTGAGAATATGCCAATTATGGATTCAAAACATATTAAAAATTTCATGTTACAAAACGAACCTAAACTAGATCTTGTAAAAGAAGTAATAGCCCCGTCAGGAGAAAGAGTAATGGTTAACATTGCTTTTGGGGTGGAATTTTTTCGGCCTTTCTTCTGATTACTCAAAATTTTTATTAGACGAATTTTATTTATTGGGAAAGATATTAAGAACATCTTATTCCGATTATTTAAAAATGCCAACATATGTAAGAAGATATCTTGTAGATAAGATCATTGAAGAACATAAAAAAGATAAATAAATGGTATTTATTATAAAATACTAAAGTTAATATGTTTGCACCTCCTCCATCACCGGTAAGTAATATAGTTGGAACGACTAACGTTGATCAAAGTACATCAACTAAATTAAGTGATGAGTTATTAAATTTAGATACTACAATATCAAATTTAGGTACGTTATTTACAGATCCTTTTAAAGGAATTGGATCTATATTATCGCAAGTAAATAAACAACTTGGACCAGAGGGTATATTAACCGCTTTAGGAAACTTAGATGCCGAGGCAACTAAATTAGTTAAGACATTTGGTATTAGTAAAGAAAGAGCGGGTGAATTAACCCAAACGGTTGCCGATGCCATCCCTAAATTTGTTGACATGGGTCTTGATGTTGGTGATGTTGCTGAAACAATAAAAACGTTAGGTGAAAGTATGAATACTAACCTAATGCTTAGTAGTGATGTTCTTGCTGATTTTGCTGCAACTGCTGAAGTAACGGGTGTAAAACAATCCGATTTAGCTGTTAAATTTAGAGATGTTGGTTTTAGTATTGCTAGTGTGGGTGATCAAATGATGGATGTTGTTAAAATTGCTCAACAAGCCGGTACGACAGTTGCTGCGGTTTCTGAAGGAGTTGTTGGTAATTTAGATAAAATGAATCTTTATAATTTTGAAGGAGGGGTAAAAGGATTAGCAAAAATGGCGGCTCAAGCTTCAAGATTAGGGATTGATATGAGTAAAATATTTACTGTTGTTGATAACGTATTTAATCCTGAAGGTGCAATTGAATTTGCGGCATCATTACAAAGATTAGGGGTAACCTCAAGTCAATTATTAGATCCATTAAGATTAATGGATTTAGCTCAAAATGATCCAACAGAACTTCAAAACCAAATTGTGAACATGACAAAAGAGTTCACAAGATTTAATAAAGAAAACAATCAAATAGAAATACTTCCCGGTGCTAAAAGACGTATTGAAGAAATTGGTAAGGCAATGGGATTAAATTCCGGTGAACTACAAAAAATGGCAGTAAATGCGGGAATGTTTGAAATGAAATTAAAACAAATTAAATTCCCAACAGATATTGCAACCAAAGAGGATAGAGAACTTGTTGCAACCATGGCACAAATTAATAAATCAGGTCAAGCGGTTGTTAGAATAGAAGAAACGGTTAAAGGTAAAGATGGAAAAGAAAAAGGAACCGGAGAATATATTGAAAAATTAGTAAGTGAGTTAAATACTGATGATGTTAAAAGATTAACCGAACAACAAAAAAATGATGCTAAGTCAATGGATGAGATTGCGAAAGATCAATTAACAGAATTAAAAAGGATATCATCAGGTATAAATGCTTTTGTTGGTGCAGCAAAATATGGAATCGCAAGTTCTAACGTTGCTCAAGAAGGTTATATTGGAGGATTAAGAATGTTCCAAAATATGATAAATAAAGAATTACCAAGTGAAGGTAAGAAAACACAAAATTGGAGAACAGGAACAGATAATACTGCTGGTTATGTAAGTGATTTCATGAAAAATGCTGGACTTAGTGATCTAATGGGTACATTTACAACAAAGGCGGGTGAATATTTTGATTTATTAAAATCTCAAATTAGTAGTTTGTTTGGTAGTGGTGGTGTGGACACCCCAAATCCTAATCAAACTTTAATACAATCATTAAATAATCCTAATTTAAATATTCCATCTGAATCGATGACTATTACCACTGACAATAAATTCAGCGTTGATTTTAAGGTAAGTACGGATGAAAAAATAAGTGCACAGGCGGAACAAGATATTAATAAAGCAGTATCGGACTATTTTAATGGTCCTGACTCAAGAAAAAATATGGAAAATCTACTTATGAGAATTGATCAGATCAGAA